CGACAGTAGTGTTGATGCGGATTGCGTACGCAGCGTTACCAATAGGTTCAGTAGCAGGAACTGTAATTGTACGTTCAGTAGTAGGCGTAGAAGCAACTGTACGAGTAACTGTAACTGTAGTAGCGTTGGTACGCACGAAGCTGAGCATGTCCGTGGAAGCAGTACGACGCAGGGACATGATTGGGCTCTGACCAGCAGTAGGTTCAGAGTGAACCGACCAAACCCACACGAGGTTATCAAGCGTACCAGCAGCAAGCGGAACAGTACTAAGGCCTGCGGCAGCCTGCAAACGCATACCACCAACAACCTGACTTGATGCGAAGGTAAGCGTCTTACCAGTTACGTCAGTTCCGGTTGTTCCCTGAGCAACACCAGAGCCATTAGTGTACGCTTCCTGTGCGGCCGGGGAGTACGCAGCCATGAGGTTAGGCATGTTGCGTGCAATGTCAGCCGTCTTACCAAGCGCGTTACCGGCTCGTCCATGCACCATACGGTAAGCGTACTTAATGTCATTCCAAGTGGGTGGAACCTGAAGCGTACGACCGGTGAGAGCGGCCATACGAGTCTCAATTAGGTTCCGAACACCTGAACTAACGAGTGAAATACTAGGGAACGGATCACTGAATCCAGCAGCATCCGGCTTATCAACGAAGCCGCCATCAGTTCCAATTTGCATTACAGCAGGCATTTAGGCCCCTTGCGGTGGAGTATTCGATTGGGGTGGGGCTGTGGCTTCAGCCGCTGGTGCCATAGTAAGGTGTGCAATGGCACTTCGTAAAGTCATCTCGTACTGAGGGTCGACTTGTGCGTACTGCGTACCTTGCTGGTTGCTCATCTGCATGGACTGAGTGCGCGCTTGAATCAGCTGAGCATACATTTGCATGCCTTGTGGATCTTGAGGCCCAGACCAGCCAACCTCCTGAAGGAACATTTCCATGTGCCTCACTCTGTGGTTGGCCATCATTGCCTTGGCTTCGTCAGTCCAGGACTCATACTCCTCACGCTTACAAGCGTCATCATGGTTCTGCAAGTGCACAAGATGTTCCTGCCAAATCTCAACAGGAACTGGGATACCGTTACCGATACGGATGTCTTCCTTCTGTGCTTCACGCTTGTCGATCTGCATGCCTTCATAGAGTCTGGCGGTATCACCCATATCCAGGTACTCAAGTCCTTCAGGAACAGCGATGGCACCCATCTTCATGAGTTCCATGATATGCGCCTGCTTGGCCGAGTAGCTCTGTGGAGTGGCAGACCCGATAACTGCACGCCAGTTAGTTTGCCCGGCCAGATCGGACTGAGAGAACAAGAAGGTCTCGAAGTTGGAGTTCTTACCACTCACTGTTACGAGGCGTTGACTATCCCAGTACTGACCAACAAGGGCTAGCAACTGCTGTAGACCAAGTTCCCAGGCAATTTCCTTGTCACGGAGTGTGTCCATGACTAGAGCGTCTTGGCTCTCTTGGAGGTACGCAATTGCAGTGGCGGCCGTTACGCCAGCTGGAAGTGAGTTCTGTCCACTATCATCCTGGCTTGCAAGTTCGGCCATTTCAACGCTAATACGATTTACGTGGTCGATGATGTAAGGCGGTAGCCCTGCAAGTGGCACCGGCTTAGGCTCACGGGAACCTGGTAGGTACTCAACAACGTCACCAGCAGCACCTCGGAGTGCCTTAATGTTAATGGATCCACGCTCAACTGCAAGCATGGGTCGCCCCATTCGGTTCTTATCCTCAACGATTTGACTCCTGGTACGGTTGTACTCAACTTGCAGAGGCATCAAATCTTCAACAAGTGTAGCACCGTAGAAAATTGAGTTCTCGATGTACGTACGCTTAACGAACGGGTACTTACCGTGCGTGTATGGGTACTCATCAAGAACTTCTAGGATTCGGTCCTGAGTAGATGTAATAAGAGCACCTTCTGGGTGCTTAAGGCACGGCTTGATCCAGATCTCACGGATCTCAACAGCCTTAGCTCTGTCGGCCTCGGTTGTCATTCCCTGAATTGACATCAAGCGTGATTCGAGGGTGTTGGTTGTAACGCTAACGCCTTCCATTGCGACGTCGAAGCGCTGTTTCACCCAATCAGGTGACTTCATGGTAACATGCATCACCCACTCTTGACGCTCAAGGTCCTGCTCATCAAGGTTGGGAACCAATATGTGAAATGGGTCCACAACTTCAACAACGGGCCCGCCATTCTGTGGAACGAGTTGTTCAATAGGCTGACCCATTGGACCAGGAACCTGCTGAAGGGCATGACCCATCCTAATGTCCTCATCGTAGTAAAACTTCATGAAGGAAGTTCCACAAATGAGCATCCACCAGTCAGCCTGCTTGAAACGCCAAGCGAGACGGAGTTCGTCCGTAAGGTAGTCACCCAACTGCTCCGCTCCACGAGCGGCAGCAACTGAGTCGTCATCCGTGTTACTAGGTGTAACGTAGCCTCGAATCTGTTCCTTGTTGATCTTGGCCATTTCCTTACGCATGATGCGTCGAGTCTTGTTAATAACCAAGCGAACTCTGTTACCAGGGTTCAGCGGCTCGATCATGCGGCCTGTTGCCATTGGAGTTGATTCGTAATTCCATTGGATGTACTGCTTACCCGATACGAATGCAAGGTAAGTGTACCAGCGCCTCTCGAAGTTCATTCGAGCCATGCGTGCCCGTTGGTACTGTGCGTTCCAGTTCTCGGCCGAATCAACCTGCGGGAAGATGCTGTCCTGTGCCATTAGTCTCTATCAAGTCCTAGAAGTTTGTTATCCTCTGTAAGGTCGATGAGTACGTTCGAGTCATCGCCCGCCCTAATATAGTCCTCGATCGGGTCATCAGAGAAGTTCTCAGCGTGCTCGTAAGTAGGCAACCAAGCCGCTTCTGGTGTTGTAAGACGGAGGAACTCGGCTTCGTTACGAGCTACAAGCTGAGCAGTAAGGAGTTCAACTTGCTGGCGTAGCTGCTGGTTTTCGTGGGCGCCCGCTAGAAGTTTGGACTCCACTAGGTGACTCAACTTCAGAATCAACAAGCTCAGCACGAAGCTCACGCAGAATATGGTTACGCCTAGTAAGACGAGCAATTTGGGCCTCTAGTTCTTCGATCTTGGCGTAGGCTGTTCTGAGTTCATCCGCTGGACAATAGCCAACAAGGTTAGCGAAATGATGAAACAGACCAGTGCCGATATATACGGCACCGTCGTCAGAGTCGATACGGAGGTCGATGAACCAGGGTTCGTCAACCTTCCCATCAAGAGACTCAGCTGGAAGAGCCATAAGATCACGCCTAGTGCCAGGGATGACACGCATGTCCGCATCCTGCGAATCATTAAAGGGCGTGACGAGTCTGAGTTCACGGAGTTCCTTAAGGTCGAACTGTCGGCCTAGGAACTGTAGGTCGAGTTGTGTCTTGCTGTAGAGTTCAATTTCGGGCATAGTTATTCACCCCACCTGTTCATAGCGTCCATAGCTGTGAGTTCGGGAACTACTTGCTTAGAGTACTCCCCGGACGTTGCATGAGCAAGTATGCGGTAACCACACCACATAACTATACGGTGTGGCAAGTGCCAGGCAGCCCATCTAAGTGCTCGATCTCTAGCTTTGCCGGCCCCGTACATTAACCAGACCTCAGCTTTGTCCATGCTTTTCCTTTACGTTAGCGACCATTAGATCATATCCATGAAAGTAATACGATCCTTATATTTCCTTAAACCGTACTGATTCCACCAACGCTCTAGGTCCTGAATAAGTTCCTCTTTGATCTCATCATCCCAGGTTGGTGTTAGATAGGCTAGCTTGAGTACATAACTAGCTTGTGCCATGCTACCACTCGCTCCCTAGAATTGTGTGAACACCTTCAGCACCCATTGGCTCAAGTTCTTCGGCCGAGTAGTCAACCGCTCCAGAAGTATCTGGAGCCGCTTTGGATGCTACGATGAAGTTCGCAAAGACTTCACCAGCCCAACCCTCGAACTCGTCATCGGGCCGCGACATGATGAGGTACCGCAGCGCATCGCAAGCGTCGTCCTTAAGCTCCCTGGGTTTGTCCTGCTGCTTCTTAGTTTCGTTAGCTTTACGTGTAGCGTACGTGTCCCAGCGGTAACCGTAAAGCTCAGAAATCAAGTTGGGGCAGTCTTCGGTGATGAATACGCCCATTCGCTCGATGTAGCTGCGTGTTTTGTTGATTCCGGCAGCCACATCGTTATTACCCAACCCGAGGTAGTATCCCTCCTGGGAGTACATCGAGCGTACGGAAAGACCCGACGGAGTCCGTTGTTCAATTGCTGGATCACCGATGGAGTACACAAGCCGCTGTTCAATTCCTGTAGCGCGCTCCCACTTACGTATAGTCTCAACGTGCTGAGGGATGGTTCGTTCGGCCTCGTAGTACTCGTGGAATACAATGAGCCGTCCTTCTTGATCTACGTAAGCGTATAGGAAGACTGTTGGGTGCCGAAGTCCATGGTCCATTGCATTGAACACGGGCACCGCAACTCTAGCTGCGTCAATAGGTGGTATGACTAGATGCTTACCGAATGAGGGATACACCAGCCCTGATGCGGCCATGAAGCGGCCGTGGCGACGTGCAGACTTCTCCTCAGCACTTAAGCCCTCAGTGATCTCATCGAGGATTTCCTTGCTAACGTGAGGGTTGTTCTCTGTGGAACCTAGGAACACATCAACTGACGGATTAGGCCTGTTGTGTTCAATGATCGGGCTGTAGTACTTGTGGTACACCCAAGTGAAGCCTAGTAGTGGTGTCATGGACATCCACCAGTGGCCGTTCACATCAACGAGACGTAGCATGTCCTCGTTGAAGATGAACTCGGGTGGCTCTTCATCCCACCAACAGAAGTGACGACTGGTACCTGCGTGCTTCTCTGGCAACTG